ACCATACATAACATAAGTATTCACATTACCAGAATAAGATGAAAAGGTATTAGTAATATCCACATAAGAACTATTAGATATTTGATTTAATCCAAATGGGGCATAGAAGTCAGTTTGACTTGTTGTATTCTTATCTAATTTGATTTTACCTATTAATGAATAGTTTGAATCAAAGAATTCATAAATAACCCCATCTATAAGTGATGCCGATGAGGTGTGAAATAATAAGAACCCTATTGTGTTTGTTTCAATTCTATAACAAGTTTCAGGTTGAAATATTGTGGGTATAGAATTACCTGAAAAAGCCCTATTTTGAATTACATAAGGGTCAAATGCCGTAATAGAATAATCTTTTCTATTGATATGGGCGTTATAGATACAAAATGCGTTGTAATCACTATATTCCGTTAGTATTTCGGGGGTTTGATTACCAGGATAAGTTATTGACCCTGATATAACAGGTGATGAACCAGCAAATGCCAAGTTGGTTTCAATAACAACTCCCAATACACCATCAACATATATGTCTGTGATTACAGCAGTTGTGTTATATTCAGGTCTTGGTTGTCCCCATATTGTTCCTGCTACTGTTGAACTACCCCAATATGATTGCCAAGTGGTTAGAGATGTTGTTGATTGGACTGATAATACTGTTGTATTTCCGTTGTATTGCGTTAAAGTTGTCTGTCCTTGAACTTGTATTGGTTGTCCTGCTGAAAATCCGTGAGGTGAAGAAGAATTGTATTGAGCATAAGCCCCATTTTGAGTTATACCTGTATAGTTCCAAGCCACTTCGTTTTGTTGAATTTGAATAACTTGTCCTATTTGAAATGGAATACCATTTAACGATGTGATTGATGAATTATAAAACCCAACAAAACCCCCTGTTAAAAAGGCATTATCTTCAAACTCAAACTTATATTGAGCTTCATAACCTGCTAATAACCCAAAACACTTTTTAGTATCAGGTGCGTCATAAATTAAACCATAATTCACAGGTGTTCCCGTTAGATTTTGGGACACCAAGTCCTTCATCACATTACTCATATCCAATTTACCATACCCGTCTTGATCGGGGGACAACTTCCATTTATAAAACTTTGATGCCCTTAATGGATAAGATGGTATTGGTGATTGTAGAAACAAATTGATTACAAACTCCGTAGATGAAACAACTGATAAAATATTATAATACCCTGTGTAGATATTATTGTTATAATCATCTAATAAAATGGAATCCCCCTTTTTAAATGTATGTGGGGTTGCTGATGTTAGTTTGGTTTGTAATTGACCTTGATATGAATATGTGATTGCTGTTGTAATGAATACATCATCATACACAGCATTTACCACATACTTATATTGATTTAGTTGGTCGTAGTTTGTATCAAATACCTTTAATGGAATACTACTATAACCTGCCATATAATCGTGCGGAAGTGTAATTGCGGAATAACTCATTTTTTATTATTAAATATTTGAAATTATTATCTGTTTTTGATATATTTATTATTATGGATAGATTAGAAAAATGTAAAATCTTAAAACAAAAAGGATATACCTATAATGCTGAAACTGGTAAAATATATGGTATTAAAGGAAATGAAATTATTAGAAATAATAAACAAGGATATATTCAATTTGGTAATTGTCGTAATTGGAAACATTCTGTATATGGGCATCACTTCGCTTGGTATATGACTTATGGTAATGTTGAGTTTGAAATGTTAGACCACATCAATAGAGATAAAAGTGATAATAGGATTTCTAATCTACGAATGGTTAATCATCAACAAAATTGTTTCAATAACAATTACAAGGGTTATACTTGGGATAAAACAAGAAATAAGTGGAAAGCTCAAATACATATTAACGACAAAACCATTTATCTTGGAAGATATGATAATGAAGAAGATGCCCGACAATCATATTTAATCGCCAAACAAAAATACCACATTATTTAGATTCAAGTGTTTTTTTGAATGTATCTATAATTTCACTTGTGATTTCTTCCTCAAACCTGTTAATCCATTTAGACCTGTATTGTATTTCTCTAAATGTCTTATCAATAACATTAGTTGGTTTAAGACCAAATCTAAATATTTTGTTTTGAATTGGATATGCTGCCTCTTGTGGAATACCCTTTAATCTCGTCCATTGAAGTATTACATTAATGGGGGGTTTTTTACTCTTATAAGAATATGGGGTATTGTATTTTCTAATTGTTCCACTAACCCCCCGATCAACAAACTTTAAGTAATCCTCTGCTAATATGGTGATTGTTTCCCCACCTTCCTTTTCATCAATTTTAATATTGATTGATTCAACAAGACGACCTGATGCCCTTTTAGAAAAGGGTTTGTTGTTGATGAGTTGTTCTTTAAGTGTCTTAACAAAAAGAAGGGCAAACTCATCAAGCGCCCTTCTTTTAATTAGTTTTTTAGACATCTATTATTGTTGTTCCTTTAATTGTTGGATTTCATTATAGATTTCCAATAGTTGTTCTTCTTTTGATTTAATTTGGTCTTCAATAGAAGGGGTTTCTATTTCAATAGTTTCAATCAATACTACTGATGCGTCTTCTTGTCTTTGGTATATTTCTTTTGTTGCCATAATTTATTTATTAAGTTAATTTATATGAAAAATACATTCCAGGGTTTGTATCGGTGCTTATAGTATATAATGATAAATCAGCTGGTAATTCACTACCACTACCTTCAATTCTATTAAAATAAGTTCTGTAATATATTCCACCAATATTACCACCCCCCCCAATATGAGATATTAAGTTATTTGTTCCTAATCTGGATAATGTAAATCCTGCTTCTACAATTTGAAATATAATAAAATATACATTATTTTTTGTTTCTGCTTGTTGAGCGGTGTAGTTTATAGATGTAATAACTTTATCACCACTTGATGAAATTGTATATCCTGTTGTGATTGTATGTAATAAATCCCCAACTGAATATGCCTTTGTTCCTGTGGTTGTTGAACGCTGCCTTATTGAGTATAAACCAATATTTATAGTTCCTGTTGATGTAAAACCTGGTATTGGAAATTCAATAGTATCTAATGTATCACCTGGTTCCATTATGATTGTATTACCATATGAAGTTCCTGTTGAGATTGCTACTGGCGTATTCGCATAATTATACATTAAACCTCCTGCCACTTTTTCTCCACCACCAGCACCATATTTAGCATCCCACACCATATCTTGTGGTATTCTTGTTAGTTCATTATAGGTTAAACCACCACCACCACTAACAATATCTTCTTTTAATACTTTGTAAGTGGTTGTATTACCACTATCATTCATTACCAAATACGCACCTGTGGTGTCTGCTGTATATGTTGGTAAATCACTTATTCTAACATCTGCCATAATTTTATATTATTTTTTTATTTTATTTTTAAGGTTGTTGATATATTGCCAATTGTATTATTTCACCAATATCCCAAAGACCACTAGCACAAGTTCCATTCCCTTCTGTATGGACTAATTGTAAATAAGTTCCATAATCTGTGAATGAAGTTGTTTGGTATAAAAAACTGGGGCCATTAAGACTTCCCATATCGCTAAATTGCCAAGTTAATAATTCTTTTGTGCCTGTTGCTCCTGTATATGATTTAACTTTTGTTTCAACATCATTACCTAATCTATCTGTATAAGATATTCTCATTACTGTCGTTTTTGGGTCATAACAAGCATTAGCATTATTAAAAACTATTTCCCCTGATGCCGGTATTGTTGCTCCTGTTGCTGCTAAAATAAACTCTGTTTGATTTGTATATGGTGGGAAATAACTTAAATATGGTGTATAAGTAGGGGTTGGTGTTGGTGTATTAGTTGGTGTGGGAGTAGGTGATGGTATTGGGTCATACTCAATTGTATCATCATTTTCGGTTAATAATCTATCCCCATTTTCTGCCAATAAATAATCACCAACTGCCGGTGATGGACTTGGTGTCGGTGTATTTGTAGGTGTTGGTGTAGGAGTATTAGTTGGTGTTGGTGTAGGGGTTACTGGTGTTCCCCCAAAATATTCACCAGCATAAGTATAAAAGGTTTTAAAGTCATATATTCTAACATCATCTATGTTGGAATAAAAACTTGTTTCATCAATTACTTCGGGGTAATCACTATTTAATGACTTGAAGAACTCATAACGATTAGTTCCCAAATAAGACATAAACTCCGTGATGTTGTTTATTTCTGTATCACCATTCATAACAATACCCTTCCAAAATTCATAGAAGTTTGTGGCTTTGGTGTTCCCACCTGTTATACCTAAACCTGAAAAGAAGGTTGATAAGTTAATCATATTATTAAATATTTTTTTTCTTTTTTGTTTTATTCTTATTTTCTAATTCTTCAATTCTTCTTTCCAATTCCTCTAATTTTAGTTCTAATTGAGTTTTGGGAACTTCTTGGACTACTTGTCCGTCTCTAACTATTCTAATACCCATAATCTATTGTATTGGTGAAACAGGGATAATACAATTCACTTGTTTTAATTTGAATGTGATGTTTGCTACAACTCCTGTTGATTTATCGGGGGTTTCATCTATTACTGGAAAAAATGATACATCACTAGCAAACAACACCCCGTATTGTTGCCAGTCTTGTTGAACCTCAACAATTAAATCCTGTAAGTATTGGGTCGTATCACTTAATATCTCTTGTGAATTATCACTATTAAATCCATTTGTATCAAAGTAGTTTGATTGAATATTTATCTTATCCATAAACATTACAGAAAAACTAAATTGGGGGATTGCTGACCTGTTGTTTGATCCAACTTGAATAATTGAGTTGTCGTTCATAGACACCCACATATAAGGAAAGTTCATTTGTCTTGATGTCCCAATATCATATGTTTCCCCAAATCCAAAGTCCTTCAAAAAGTAGTGTCGTTGTTGGAAGTCGTTAAACCAACTTATTAATTGATTTAATGTGATTATGTTTGTAATAGCCATTATAATTTGTTTTTATCTTTTATATCTTCAAGGTTCTTAAAATAACTTAACCAGTTTAGACAATGAATGTAATTCATTTCATATACCTCACTTTCTTTTAGTTTCAAGTCCATCATCAACTTATACACAAAATCTAACCAAGTATATCTTTCATCTAACTTTTTATCATCACCTAATTTTCTTTTAAACTTACTTTCTTTTTGGGGGAGTTCTCGTTTATAGAGTCCTTTATATTGGTCTCTAACGAATTTTTTCCAGACAAAAAAAAACCGAACACACTATTTATATCCCCAATTTTAATCTTGGAAAATAACTCTTTTCTATTTAGTAAGTCAGTTGTAAATATTTCTACCTTATCATTCTCTTTCTTTCTTAAAAACACACATAGTAAATCAGTCATACACTTAATATACTCGTGGTTGTATTGACGAAGTATTGTGTCTATGGTGATAATCTCTCCTGCTGTGTATTTATTAAAATCTGTGTGAATATAATACATATCCCCTTCCAATTCTATTGCCGTTAGTTTCTTATTTTCAACGGGGGTATAAATGAATTGTAGTTGTTCTGTTAGTTGTTTAAAATCACTAAAACTCATTTGTTGAAGAACCTTATGTTCTATGTTGGATAAGGCGTGTAATACATCAAAATAATAAAATAAATCATTACTCTCCCTTTTTGGTATTTCATATAACCTTTGATATTGGGATATTGTTATGTCGTCCCAAGATGTCGGGAACGAGTAAGTTGTTAATTCACCATCAATTTCTATTTCTACTTTAATCATCTACTATAAATATGTCGTTTATTTGTTTTGTTTTTTATTACATAAATCTCATTACAGGAGCTCTACTTCCTTCTTTTCTTTGACCCAACTTCATCATCGCAATATATCGTAAGGCGTCTATGGCGTGGTTGTATGCGTCTATTGGGGTGTTCTCATATCCCCCATCTTTACTCTTCTTCCACATATACTTTTGTAATTCTTCTAAAAGATTAGTGCTTCGTTTTGTAATATAAATATGTTGTTGTTGAAGAACTTGAATACCATAATTTACACTATCACTACCTTTCTCTACTGGTTTAATATTAAACCCATACTTTTTGATTTCGGCAATTGACTTGGGTTCTGCTGAATCAGCGTATATTTCCCCCATTACTTTCATATCCTTCATCATTTTAGAACACTCACTATTGAGTAATCCCTTTTGATATAGTATTTCATCGGCTATGATTGAATCGTTGTATTTGTATAAGGCTATAAGAGCTAATGGGTCAGTTGAATATCCAAAGTCCATTCCGTATCCAAGTAGTCTGGCTTCATCGGGGATTTTATCAATCACCTCATAGTCAGTAAATATTGTCCCTTCAATTTGTCCTGTTAGACCATCCAAATAAACCTTACACCAATTATCCCAATATGAAGATGTCTTGGCTTTTTCTCTATTGTGTTCCAACATCATTACAACCTCATTTGGTAATGCCTCGTTGTCTTTATAAGTTAGAACAATAAAATCTGTATTGGGTTGCCCGATCAGTTCTGTATTGACCCAAAACTTTTGTGATGGGTTATAATCTAAAAATATTTCCCCACTTGTTCTAATGGCTAATTGTAGGTATGATTCGTAATCAATAGAATTACACTCATTCACATATAGAATTGTTCTACGACCACCCCTTAGTTTTTCCTCACTATCTGCACTAAAAAATTCCATATAAGACCCATTTGTGAATTCATATCGTAGAAGGGACTTGTTGTAGTTCTGTGGAATGAATCTACCTGTGTCTTTCATTATTTTTAGAAAGTCCTTTAAGGCTCCCCTTCTTAAATGGGGGATTGATTCACTAACAACACTTACTTCTAACTTGGGGGTCTTAATACATTTGTCTATTAGTAAAATAAGAATGGCAATTGTCTTACCTGCTGATGAACCCCCTTGTATTACTTTAATTCGGTTCTTTAATTGTCTTATTCTTTTTAGTGATGTGGTCTGTTTATAATTCATTTACTCATATTTGAACCTTTATAGTATTTCTTACTATTATTATGTTCTAAATGAACGAACATTAAATCTTTTGGCAACATTCTATAACAAAAATAAGAATTGTTAAATGATGCTGTATTCCCATCAAAAGAAACTTTTTTATCAACAATTAAAAGTTGTAATTCTTTATCTAAAAAAAAACTACCTACTTCTTGGTAATTTAATATTGGTAATCCCAAAACCATAGCAAATGGTTTATTCAATTCGTATAATCTTTTTAATACTTCTAACTTTCTACTAAAAGGTGGGTTGGATATAATCATATCATATTGTTCTGGTTCATATTCAAAAAAATCTTTACCCTCCCATATATGACTATGTATTACTTCATTACCATTCTTTTTTAATTGAATTACAAACTCACTATCTTCTGTATCAAAAGGACACCATATAATTCCTTTCGCATATTGTATAATTGGTTCTACTAAAATGGGTGGAGTATAATACTCATCTTTAATATTAAATTGATTACCAGTCTTTAACCAATTACTCATATTTTTATTCATCGTCAGGTAATAATGGTTGTTCTGTTATATTGATGTCCTGTTTGATCGGGGCATCAAAACCACTCATCTTACTCATCACCTCAATTGCTTTAATTGATAATGAATCCCTAACACCCATATTACGATTTTTAATATCCTCCAAATCTAATAGGAGTTGTTCTTTGGTTATTTGTAGTCGTTCTGCTGTCTTTTCTCCCTCTTGTTTAAGGTATTCTTTTATTTTAACATTTTCCAGCAACCTACCCCCACTTGCTCCCGCCACTTTATCATTCACCTTATAAACCTTTTTATACGCTTGGGTTGCGTTCATACCATTAGCCAGGTATTCATCACAAAATGCTTTATGTCTTTCATTTAAATTACTCATATAAATAAATATTATTCTTTATATTTGTTATTTTAATCTTTCATTTATTAAGTTATAATATGATTTGTCTTTTTCTATCATAACATATTTTCTATTATGTTTTTTTGCTACTAAACCTGTCGTCCCTGATCCAGCAAAACAATCTAATACTATATCATCTTCTTTGGTTGATAATAACATACAGGTCTCAACTAATGCTGTTGGAAAGCCAGAATGTCCGTATTGTGATTTAGTTTCTTTTCTACCAAAATCATTTTTGGATACTTTATCCCCCTGATTAAAAGGTATTTCCCATACATTACCAACATTCTTTGTTTTAAATATATTTGGATTTTGGTTATATGCTGCTTCTTTATTTAATTCAACCCCTGCTGATGTATGCCTTAACATAAATACATATTCTACCTGATTGGTTAGTTGTCTATTTGAATTACAGGGTTGTTGATTAAATCTATACCATATAATCGTATCGTGTAATTTATACATCAATTCTTCTGTTGCTATATTTAATAATTCAAATGCTCTTGTTGAGACCTCACTATCATTAATAACATTTAACCATAATGTTCCTGTTGGTTTTAATACTCTTTTACATTCTTTTAACCACTTAACACTCCATCTAATATATTGAGCGTAAGAATTAAAATATGCTTCATAAGCAAATCCCTTCCAATATGGAGGAGATGTGATTATACAATCAACACTTTCATTATCCATCTTTGATAATTCTTCAATACAATCTCCGTGTATAATCATTTTAATATTTTTGTTTCAGTATGAACTTTATATGTATCTACCACAATAACAACTTTGTATTCATCCCCAAGTTCGTCTTTCAAATCTTTTTTAATTTTTTCAAACTCATCTTTGGTTGGAAGGGATGTTAATGTAATTTGATATATTGGTTTTCTTGTAAATAAGTTTTTAATCATTTCTTAAATTGTCTATATTGTTCGTAGTTTTTTATTCTTGCTTCTGCTATGTTGAAGTAGTCCTCGTCCATCTCCATCCCCACAAACTTAAATCCTTCAAGTAGTGCTGATATACCAGTAGAACCTGAACCCATATACATATCAAGGACTACACCTCCTTTTGGTGTTATTAGACGACATAAGTAAGTCATTAGGTTTATTGGTTTCACCGTAGGATGAATATTTCTCCCAACCTCAACTCTTTCATTACCACTACCAGTCAGTTTCATACCACCTTTCCATTTTCTAGTGGATTTTTCCTCAAAATCATCTAACCCCATATTTCGTTCCTTCTTTGATACTTTGGCTGTGTAAAAGAACCTTGATGCTCCCCCTTTATCATCAAAACCTCTATCAGTTCCTTTATCAGTTTTTTCTCCGTTAAATGGAGTTTTAGGTAATGGCATTATTTCTGCCCTTCTTCTTGTAGATTGTTTAACCCCACTCTGTTTGTCTAAAATATAACAAGGACATTCAGGGTTGGTGTGAATGTCTCCTTTGTCTTTATACCAAGTCCCTTCTATTTCTTTTGGTGTTGGTTGTGTTTTTCTTCCATCTTTTTTCCCCAATTCACCATTACCATAATTTTCAAAAGTTTCTTTCTTTAATCCTTTATTCTCACCAGGTATTACCTCATCACATATACATTCCAATATGGTATTGGCTGGGAACCTACCTTCTACAATACTATCTTCTCTTTCTAATCTTTCTCTTGTTGATGATATTTGTGCGTCTAATGAACCACCCCTAATATCTCTTAAACTATTACCATTGTTTCTTGTTTCACTACCTACTCTACAATCATCTATATTAATTCCACCTGTTCCGTGTTTTAATACATTCTCGGCAATTGACTTTTCAGTTAAAGGTTTTCTTGCCAAACAGATTAACTCCATAGAAGGTTTAAGAGCCGTTCCCCAACCTTCCCATTCACTATTACCTTTGGTTTTATACCTTACATCATTATTATATGTGTCCCCTTCTGTTTTATAGTATTCATCACCAGTTAAAACACCAGTTCTTTTTTTACCATCAGGGGCGATATATTCTGTTTGTGTTCTTTCATTACCACTTAACTTATCAACAGCCTTACCGATGTTATGGGACTTTGGAAACCCTGAACCATACATATATGAAATACTATCTCTAATCTCAAAACCCGCATCTTCCATATTTACAACCATTCTGTGATATGTTCTTGTCCCCCCGAATGATAAGACATGCCCACCTGGTTTTAACACCCTTAAAACCTCTTTCCATAACTCCACAGATGGAACATCGTAATCCCATTTCTTATTCATAAATGATAATCCGTATGGCGGGTCGCTTACAATACTATCTATTGAATTGTCTTCTAATGTTTTTAACAGGTCAAGGTTATTACCTTTTAATAATCTTACTTGTTCCATTACTTAATTTTTGGTTTTCTTGTGGTTTTAGTGGTTGTGGTTGTTGTTTTTTTCTTTGATCGGCATTTCAAACAACCAACTTTTTCTGCCTCAACATCATCAACATCAATATCAAAATTGGATTCTTTAACCAATACTGGTTCATCGTTTGGTTCAATAGATGCTATTACATCTTCAATTACTTCTTGTTGGTTTAACCAATTTGTTAGTATTCGTTGAGCGTGTCTAATCTGTGCTCCACACTTACTACATAAACTAAATCTTTCGTTGAAGGTTCTAATGATTGATTCCATCTCTTTAACCTCATCTTTACTTACTCGTTTGAGTTGGGTGAGATATAATACCCTGTCGTAATATTCTTTTTTTATCATTTTTTATATGTGTTTATTTAATAAATATATCGTTGTTGATAAAAAATCAATTATACAACAAAAAAAGGAGGTATGGCACTACCCCCTTTTTTCCTTACATAACCCAAAAATTCTAATAAATGGAAAATAAACTATTTTTTGGGGAATCCTTTATTATCTATGTGGTCTTGGATTTTTTCTAATCTTTCACCAATTTCTTTTGTGTATCCACCTTCAACATAATCAACGATTACATTTGTTATTCCTACCAATTCTTTTAATGTTAAACATTTTTCACAACTGATAGACCAGTCTAATACTAATTTTAATGAACTTTGTGTCGCAATTTGACGACCTGTGTTTTGTGCTCCCATACTTTGTTTTTTATTTTATTTGTTATTGTTATTTAATTCTGTTTCTATTGCCGGTTCAACCTCAATTACTTCCCCATCTGTAATTGTTGATTGTAGTTCCTCATCCATTAATTTCATTCTTAATTGTTTTTGATGATATAAGAATGCTAAAAAATCATCATCACTTAATAATTGCTCGTATAAATCGTCTTTGGTCATAATCTATTGTTTGTTTAATAAATATACGAGTATTTCTAAAAAGAATCAAATTGTTTTTTAATTTCTTCTATTAATTTTTCTTTGATTTTTTTAATTTCGTGGAAGGATAAACAATGGCTTATATCATTTTCCATTCCAATCTGTCTATGGGTTTTATTTAAAGTGTAATACTCATGCCATAAGTATTCTTGGAAATATGTTTTTGGTATTTTGATGTATGATTTGTCTATTAACTGGTATAGTTCTTCTATTTGTTTTTTTTGTTCTAAATCACTTTCATCTATGAAGTGGATATTATCTATGGGTATGTGTTCTTTAATTCGTGTATTCTTATAAAAACCACTTGTTTTGGAATGTATTTGGTTCTTTACGGTTCTAATAAAATAATATAGAAAATAATTCTGTTCTATTACCATTTCTATTTTTTCTCTATTTTCTAAAAATGATAAGGCTATTTCGCTGATCAGTTCTGGTTTTAAGTGGAAATTAGGTTGGATAATGTTATTTATAATTTCATCATATATAGTCCCCTTTGAACTAATTTCTTTTAGTATATTATCAAGCATCAATGTATTCTTTGATTTTATGTTGTATTCCTCTCATCTTAGACCCTAACTCACTATCGTTGGGGAATATATCCACAAGGGCAAATAAAAGTTCAAATAAGGGGTCTTGTGAGGTTATAGCTTCTTGGAATAGAGTAAGTTTCATAGCTCTTATCTCTGCACCTAAATCACTATCGTTTGGATTGTTCTTAATTGAATCTAAAATGAAGTTTAACTTTTCGTTCATCTTTTAATAAATATGTCGTTTAGATAAAAAAAATTAGTTTTTTTTTTAAATATAGTTGAACTTTTAAAATAATTGATGTATTTATTAGTAAGTTAAATGATAATTGGTGTTTCTCAGGGACTTATTTAAGCCATTATCAGCCTCAAAAATAGATGGTTCTTAAAGCTACTAGCACTAGCAGGGACTTATTTATTAAGACCTAAAAATAGATATATTTATAACCAGTATCCAGTATGAATTATATAGAACTTTATAAATATATTAATTCTTTATTTAATCAGTATTTTAACAAATACAGAATGAGACTAGAAGATAAAGAAGATTTAATCCAAGATATTTTAATTAAATTATTTAAGAAGGAACAAGAAGGTATATTATCCCCAATCATAGAAAAGAATAAGAATTATATTTTCATAAGTATTAAAAATGAAATTCATTATAGATTATTTGTTAAAAAGAATTTAGTAGATTACTCACCAGAGTTTGATGAGAATATGATTTTAACCTTTCCTACAATAGAACGAGACATAGATAAGGGGATAAGATATAAACAACTTCAAAGTGTCTTTAAATCAAAGGATTTTAACTTTATTGAAAAAGAATTACTATTTCATATTCTAACAGGAAAAGAACCTTCATCACTAACAAAAGAACTTAATTTAGAAAAAGAAGAGATATATAAAATCTATGGAAACTTAAAAAATAAATTAAAAACGAAAGTTTCCACAAAACCGAAGTATTTATTAATATATGAGAATGGAAAAACATTACCCTTCAAATCAAAAAAAGAATTAAGTAAAAAGATGGGGATATGCCAAGAAACATTAAATAATTATTTACTGATGGGTAAATTGAAACATAAACATTACGAAATTAAATTGTTATGAGTTTTTGGAGTGATTTAAGAAAAGGAAATGAAACTGAAATTAAAATATCATTTCTATATGAAAATAATGGTTATACACGAGTTGAAAAAAGAGATGATGGTAAATATGACCTATTACTTCAAAAAGACGATATAATGAAGTCTTTTGAGGTTAAAACGGACTTCTATGTTAAAAGTGATAAAGATGAAAATATATTTGTTGAATACGAATATAAAAATAGACCATCAGGTATTTCAACAACAGAAGCCGACTGGTGGGTAAATTACTTTTATAATCTAAAAGAAGTATGGTATATTACAACTGAGGATTTAAGAAACTTAATTGAAGAATATACCTTTTTAACAACTTATCAAAGTGGGGACGACGGATCAAACACCAGAGGTTATTTGATTCCAAGAAATGAAAAAGAAATAAAAAAATACTTCAAAGTTAAAAAAATTGACTTATCAAGTATTTATTAAATGAATATGTGTATGTAGATTAGTATTAATAAGTTCCCAAACTTTGAACCCCTTTAAGACTGATTCCTTGAAGGGGTTTTTTATTTCTTATCAGGGAAGTTTGTTCCGTTGGCATATGGAACTCTACCATTCACCACAACATTTCGTGGTTGGTCTTGTTTAGGAGCCTTAATCAAATTATTTGTAGTTGTATCAAACTTATACTTAACCCAAATGTGCTTACAATTAACACCACCCCTCCAATTGAATACCGAATAGGTATTTGATCCGCCCTTACCGAAGCCAGGGTTAGAACTATTCAACATATCTATATCTTGTTTTCTCATTAAAGAAAGATTTGTTCTACTAACAAGGGTTTTACAAAATGGTCTTGTTCTGGGGCCAATATTACTGGGGCCATATTGTGTTGAGATATAACGATATAAGTTCATAACTGCGAACTTCTCCTCACTAAATGTTTGTGATGGGACTAAATCACTATCGTCTATTTGCCAAATATAATCTACATTATCAATTATTTCGGTTGTTAGACCCAAACTATCTATGGATATTCCAAGATTATTTAATGTATCAAACCATTCAACAAATTCTTCTTCCCATAATAATTCTTTAACATACTCAAACTTATATTCATCCGTTAATTTTGGGTGTAATATAACTTCCTCCAAAGTATAATCTTTTGATAAATCACACATAAATAATATTTTTAATTTTTAATAACCTCTCGTCCATCCACCACAACCTGAACACGGGTCATTTGTTCCGTATGGCTCACTCCAAACTCTATAACCCAAGTTAGTAGATGGATAAGGTGTATAAACGCCGTTAAAATACGCCTGTGTGGTTTTGTATAAATTGTCTTTTGCGTCAGGATTAGCATACCAAGTAAAAGTTGAAGGGTAATCTAAAAGATATTGAACCAATCGTCTTTGGTAAAACTCGGCAACATCTTTAACATTATTTCTAATATATTTTAATTCCTCCAAATCAACTGGTGTAGAATACTCACTTGATTCTTTTGATAATGATTTATTTGTTGCCTTGTATGTGATAAATGGTAATGCTAAATAAAATGTGTATTGTGCTACTAATGGTTGAATGTAGTTTCTCATTAAACTCGTTTCATCATTAGTTAGGGTGTTTGTTGTTATACCACTTTTAAGTGCGTTATAACCAGTTTCCCCGATTGATTGTTGAAGGTATGTATCTTGGGCTTGTATGATAAATGGAATTAACTTATCATCATCCACATTTTGTTCTATTGGAACTGCTTGTCTTAAATATTCTGTTGATATAAATTGAACTATTGGGGTATAAGACATCTTATAATGTATTTGTTGGTTTATTTTCGGTTAAAAGTCCTGTTTCATCAGCATCGTTATATTGTCTCAATTTGATTTCTTCTCTATAACCCAAATCATAAGCAATACTATTGATTACATATTCTAATTGTTCTTGACGAGTTGTCGTATAAAATACCTGAAATTCAGCACTTAATTCTTTTCTTTCGTCAGTCCCACCCAATTTACCAGGAACAAATGAAACTAATTGTTGTGGCATTTCGTGGGCTTGGGTAATTTGGTCTCTAACCTGATCGGCCAACATAATAAACCTTTCATCACTATCGTTCAAATTGATTGGTAGTATTTCGGGTGCTTGTTCTTTTCCATCACTATAAGTTAAAATTACCTTACCTGAATTAGATGTCCCTTTAAAGTTCCTTTCAAACTCTCTCCAAGTGGTATTCATTTCATCAGGTGTTGGAATACCTGTTGAAAAATTGATTAACATAGAAGGGGTATATGATTGTTTGATTTGATTTAAGTGAAATACACTTATTTCATAATCTAACTCAACCCAGTTCATAGCCGTTGAATAATTTGGAATTGGATATAAATGTGAATAAGAAGGGTTCGGTTCGGCGTAATAAAGTAATTGACGACCTGTTCTATCACTTGGGTCATACTTTTTAATATATTCGGGTTTGTGTTCGTCCTTTTTGAAATTAGCCCAATCGGTAGAATACCAAAAATAATCAGGGTCAGTTTCATTATCCTTCAAACCAATTCTAACTGCGTGTAATGGAAGATAATTTAATTTACAAGTAGAACCATCATTAGACCAAATAACCTCAATACAGAACCCGTTATAGATTTCAAAGTCCTTTCCAATATACTTATATAACTGGTCTATTTTATTATCATCAACCCACTTTAATAAGTTGGGGTCAATAATAGGTTTAATACCAAATCCTGTCGTCAAACGGGACTTCTTGTTGATGATTGCTCTATGTAAAGATGAACCCCTGTTGTTATAAACATCCAATAAGTAATATGGATATAAATTATCTCGTCCAAATGAAAGGTAATGAACATCACCTTTTTTAACAAAGTTATAAACAGGTGGCATATATGCCTCATTAAATGAGAATATTTTTACTTGTTGTTTTTCTTCTGGTTTAATTTCTTTTTCTATTTTCATATTTTATTCAAAAACATATTTAGTTTGTTGTTGAGAGTATGTTTGGAATTGTGTTGATCCGCTATTATAAATAAAACACAAACCATCTTCAACAATATCGTTGGTTGTTAGACCTGAAACTGATAAAGTATTACCTGATGTTTGCCATACTCTGTAATTATATTGTCCTTCTATTAGATTGTAAGGGGTTAAATCTATTGGATAATAGTTATACCTCATAGTGTTCTGTGAAGTGTCCCCAGTCAAAAATAAAAGGGTAGTATCGTCTTTTTGTTTTCCAAACAAATCCAAAATGTAATTGGTATTTCCAGTTAGAGTAGTCATTTCAACTAATGTAAATGGTGTTAAACCTGTGGTATAGTTAGGAATTGTAATCATATCTATAAATATTTTAATGAATTATTTGTTTATATCAACCAAAGTATTTATATTTGTAAGACAAATCACTTAAAGAATATACAATGACGACAAATGAAATGATTAAAGAACTTAACCGAAGGGGTTATGTGGCAGTATTGTTTAACTACGAAACTTGGTCTGTGGAGGACGAAAAACCTATTCCAATAGGTTATACCCAATCACAAGTAAATAATGGTTTCTACGACGAATTTGATGAGGTATTCGGTAATGTAATGGAGACAATCTATAACGATGACCCATTTGAAGATGAGTGGATATAAAAAACCCCCTTATTACAGGGGGCTTTCTTCCACATATAAATAGACAGGTTAAACCTGATTATAATACTGTGATTGTAGAACCTATTAACGCTCCGTCAATAAGGAATACACCATTTGCTGATTTCCATTGGAGAGTTAAAGATACACCATTCATATCACCAAGTGCAACACCCAAAGATGCTTCACCGGCAGATGCTCTACCAGCGGTTTCTAAACCACAATAGTAGTAATCACCTGCGTTTGATTTCACTACTGCGAAAACCGCAGCTCTTCCTAACTCAACCAATCTGTTTCTTACATCACAAGTTAATTCAATCATTTTGATTGATAAGTTTGATTCATAGAATACAGTTCCGTTTTCTCTTGAGAATTGACCTGTTTGAGTTAATCCACCGTGTTCTATATCCTGTTCAAAAGAATATACAGTAAGACCAGTTGTTGTAATACCTGTGATAATACCACAAGAATCTTGTGATACTACTACACCATCAACAAACTCCCCGATCCATACTTTCTCCAGACCTCCAATAGTTGAACAACCCAAAACATAGCCATCATTTAAATTACAAGTAAAAGCCATAATATTTTGTTTTTTTAATTTTGTTTATTTTTTAATAAGGGGGACTTTCACCCCCTTTGTTTTTCAATATAGATTATAGAGAGAATAATACTACATAATCCCAAAATGCGCAATTCACACCTGATTTCCATTTAGCAACTACTCTTACTTCTTGGTTGTCGTTAGACCAGAAAATTTGTAGGTTTTCGTAGTCGTTCAACAAATCACATCCGTAGATGATGTTTGCTTTTGCAGATAAGAACATTTTGTTAGAACCATTCAATCCTTTAACAGCGATTGCTCTAACATTAGTTCCAGGAATCATTTGAGAGAATTGTTCTCCTTGGTCTTCCGCTCCTGTGTAGTGGAACAAGTTTGCGTTTCTCAACGCTAATGCGTATAATCTGTAAGTATCATAACCCATAAATAAATACAAGTCATCTCTATCAATTATGTTTGCTGGAATTACAGACACCATATCATCAACTAAACCGATAATGTTGTTTGCTGTAATCGCTGTTGCTGATGAGATATTACCCGCTACTGTTGAAGCTGAGTAAGTCCCTTCTCCTAATGTGATTAGACCATCACATAATGAAGTTTGACCTGTTAATCCTGTATCACCAACCCATACCAAAGTATCAATTAAAGATGAAATGTTCGCAACTTTGTCTTCTGCGTAAAGTTCTTCAAAACCGAAGTTCTCTGCGTATGAACCAGGTTGAACCAAGTATTGTAGATATACAGATTCTACATCGTTGATACAGATTGATTCATTCACTTTCAAAGGACATACAGTTAAAGTGTTTTGGTTCAAGTCAGTTGTTCCAGCATCGGTAAATCCACATGCTCCGGCTTGTGCCACAAGGTTAGATGATAAAGTGTTGATTGACGCGGCTGATTTGATGTCTGGTTGAACTGTAAAGAAATTGATACTTCTTCCACCCAATACCATTTTTCTAATCAACGCCATTCTCTGCTCATCAACATAGGACGTTAAGTTTGAAATATTTAAACTCATTTTTTGTTTTTTTTTTAAGGTTTATTTTTATTTATTTAATTCGCAATTGTTTTGCTTTTTCCCATTTAGACGCAGTTATAGAGGTGGTCTCTTGTTTTGTAGTGATTGATTCAGTTGAAGGGGATTTACTGAACTTCTCAAATCTGTTTTTCAAATCAGTATTTTCATTCTTCAAGTCAGTAATCGTTCCTTTTAACGATTCAATCATTTCTTTCAAAGATGATACTGCTTCAAACATAGTTTTCATTTCAGTTTCTTCTTCTTTTTCTTCTGTTTCTTTTGTTTCAAGTTCGTTGATATAACCATCAGCATCAACATAAATTACAAGTCCTCCTTCTAATTCGTGTTTTCCTTCTGGTGCCTTAACAAACTCTTCACCTGATTTTACCATAACTTTATCACCTACTGATAAAGCCTCACCCTTAGACATAACTTTTACTTCTGTCCCGTCAATCAGTTTTGATATAATCTCGTTTTTGTAATCTTCCATTTTTACTTCTTCTTTTTTATCCTCCTCCATATTTTCAATATTTGGGAAGTCGTTAATTTCTTTTATTTTTTCAGCCTCAACAACGATTGATTTTCCATTATCCAAAGGATAAGTTCCATCAGGTAAAGTTGTTTCCTCCCCTTGTGCTACTGCCTTAACATCACTACCAACAGCAAAATCACCGAATACTCTAATGATGTCGTTTGTAGTTGATGTGTAATCAGCCGTCATTTTCTGTTCAGCAAAAAGTTCTTTTATTTTTGCTATAATGTTTGATTTTCCGTTCATAATACACATTAAATTATTATTTGTTTATTGTTGTTTAATAGTCATTAGTTCTCTAACGATTTTTTTTACACCTTCTATAAAGGTAATAGCCTTCTCATTAAGGGAAATACCCCTCAAAGTTTTAATATTTTCGTTTATACTCGTCCATTCAATCCATATCAATATACCAGTCCAAGAACGAGTAAATAAGTAATCAAACCATACATAACGAGTTGTGATTTCATTTAGAATAAAGTAGTCAGTAAAGTATGCCATTAGAATAACTGCGAAGTATGTTAGTAATTTAGATACTAAACCTAACCTTGTTCTACGGGAATTAACCACTTCACCTCTTTTTTTTGCCGCCTTTCGTCCTGTGATTGTATCAACCATTATGATAAAGAAACAAACTGCCATCATAGGTATAACAGGGGATAAGAATAAACCAATTGCGTTTAATATATTTTTCATTTGATATTTAATAGATTTTTTATTTTTAATTCTTTGTCTTCATCACTTTCTTTTCCTTCTAAAATCTCGTTGATTTTTTCTTCCAACTTTGAAATTATCTCGTCTTCGTATTTTTCAATAAAAAATCCTTCTAAACTAAATCCGTTGTAGTCCCCGTTTTTAATTTTTTCCCAAACTTCATCGTTTTCAACAAGAAAAGTGGCAACCCAAGTTCCATCAGGTAAATCAGTAAATAAGTTTGACCTGTTCCTGTCCCCAACAATATAACTTTCTACCATATAGATATTGTCCTGTTTTGATCGGGGGTCGTGATTTAGATTTACTTTATGGATTTTGTTTTCCTTGAAGTATTTTTTCATCATTTTCTCTATGGTTTCAGGTTTGAACTTAACATAGTATTTTCCTAAATCAGGGTTGTATCGTAGAATGTTAGTGTCTGCCAACATAACAGGGGAACTAACCAATCTTTTTTCCTCATCTATGGTTTCAAACTTATTAAATGATGATGCCTTTAATCTATTATTGATATACTCCATTTTTCTAATCGCCCAATCAATTCCTTCATCACCTCCCCAACAATCCCACATAAGACCTCCACAACCTTTATCATAAGGGACATCTTTATTTTGTTGGTGTCTTTTGAATGATGCCATGCGGGCGATTGTTTCTACTGTGATATTTCTTCTACCGCATAACTGATTGGCTCTTGCCCAACCTGTTCTTGTTCCACAATCGTTATTTGGGTGTTTTTCTTTGTATTTTAACGCTCTACATGCGTTGTTTTGAGCTGATATTGGATAATCATTATAACTTTCATCTATGTCTTGGAAAATCTCCCATTTGATTTTGGTGGCAGGATTATCAACAAACGAAATTGCGTCCATACCAGAGTTCATTACTTCTTCCTCAAAATCTAATAATAGAACGGGTAATTTATCTTCGTTAAAAAAGTATTTCATACGATATAAATATTAAAACTCTACCGATTGTTTAATGCGGTTAATTCTTCGTTGTGAATCACTTATATCAGTTTCCACAACAAAGGCCTTTATTGGTTGGTTCATTTCTTTTTGAACGAATACATTTGGTGTCTGTTGAGACGCGCTTCTTGGTGGAAGGTCAGGAACTAATGATTTACCACCACCAGCTTCGTTAATCTGTGATAATAGATTGGGGAACATCTGTGCTGATTGTGAATTGATTACAGCCTCTCCTGGTGCCAATAACGAAGGGACTGAATCAATATTACCAGACCCATTACCAGGAACAACCCCACCTTCTGCTGCCGTAAATTGTTGGTTGGCGATTACCGCTAATTGAGCTGCCGCTATACCTCCTGCGATTGCCGCGTTTATCGGCCCCAGAGTAATACCCGCAATTGGAACGGCAGCCCCTGATGAAAATGCCGCTAATACCGCTTGGGCTCCTTGAATGATTGCGTTTGATATTTGTAATTTCTTACTGATTTCAAATTGTTCTTTTCTTAATTGTTTTTCCTCTTCAAATCGTTTTTGATCCAACCTTTCTATATCAGCGTCATATTGTTCTCTACTAACTCTTTCTTCTTCTAACGCCCCTTCTAATGATTCCTTTTCTAATCTATATGCTTCATCAATTTTATCTTGTCTAACCCCAAATTGATTTTCAGTTGCTAATTGGATTACATTAGATAATTGATTATAAAGGGACGCTATGGCATCTACATATTTAGAAGCCATCGCCACACCTTCATCAATTTTTGCTTGTGGAGTTTCAGGTATTGGGGATTTAATACCTTCATTTATATCATTTATTTTGTCTGCCGTGTCCTGTGCGAGTTTAATTGTGTCTTGACTATACTTGGCTTGGGCTTGTTCTTTTTCTTGTATTGTAATCCCTTCTTTTGTTAGTGTCTGTTGAAGTTGTAAATCTAATGCCTGTTGTTCTTTTTGACCTAATGATTTGATTAGTTGTATTTCCTGATCGGCATACTTTTTTCTAACCTCTATTTTCTTTTGATTTTTTACTTCTTCGGTTTGGGTTGTCGCATCAACAGCATCAATTTCAGCTTGTTTTTGATATTCTAATTCTAATAACCTTGTATTTTCTAAAATCTGTTGGGTATTGTTTAAAACAATTTGTTCTTGTAGGGTATAACTATTTTGAAGATTGGTTAAATCCTCTTGTCTAAATGTTTCTAATTGGGTTAATAAGTTTTTCTCACTTTCAAGTAAATAAGTTTGGTAATTATCCCTGATTGCTTGAACTTGGGTTCTATATTCTTCTTCGGTTTTACCTTCTACTTTAAACTTTTCTTCGGTTGCTTGTATCTCCCTTTCAATTGCCCTATCAATAACATTTTGTCTTTCGTCCCCATATTGTTTATTGATTGCGTCTTCTTCTTTTTTAAGGGTATTATCAACCCTTTCACTTGTAATTCTATCTAATGTTTGTTGAGCGGCAATTTCTCTATCAATCTTATTTTTGACTTCTTCTAATAAACCAGCATATTTTTCAGTTTCTTCATTAACATCACCAACACTACCTGTTGTAGTTTTAGTTTGAACTTCATATTTTTTACCTGATACAGTTAAACCATCAATAGTTTTTTCTAAATCCCTATTTGTGATTGTTAAATTTGATATTCTTTCTTCTAATGCCCGATATGTTGAATTTGTTTTTGCTATATCTGCGTTATATCCAGCGGAGGTTCTGGCTAAAACTCTTAATGCGTCATCTTCATTTCTAATTTTACCTTCATATTGGTCTGTAATACCAATTAAAGCTTCTGCCGCCTTTTTTCTTGCGTTCATCGCCTTTGTTTGTTCTTTCTCTGCTGCGGCTAATTCACCATATAATTTCTTTAATTTTTCTTCATTAGCAGATTGTTTGAATTTTGCTAATTGTAGGGCGATATATTCCTTAACAGATAAGTTTAATTGGTCTTGAAAAGCGGTTTCATCTTGGATATTTTTTAAAGTAGTTCCGTAAGTTGTATTGATTTCTTTAATTAAATCACTTCTTTCTTTGGAGTTCTTATTTGTTTCTTTTAGACGAAAAACTAAATTAAGATATTGGGCTGAACTTTCACCAACAAACTTTTTTTCTTCTTCTTGTCTTTTCTTTAATTCTTCAAGGTTCTTAATTCTTTTTTCTTCTTCTTTTGCGGCATCACCTGATTTAGAAGCATAACTAATTAAACCTGCGACAAGTAGTCCTATTGCTGATACAATCGCCACTAATGGTAATGCGTTTAAGGCGACCCCTAATACTGATGTTGAGGCTGCTGCCCCACCTGCTGCGACAGCCTCACCCTCCATCGCTAATGTTGTGGCGGCTGTTGCTGTTGCGGTTTCTGTTTGTGCTACGGCTTGGGCTTGTGTTGCGGTTGTTAAAGAACTAAATAAAGATTTTATCTCAACTATCTTTTGATCCAATCCCCCAAATGTTTCTATGGCTTGGGACAGGTTTAATAACGCCTGTAATTTAACCATAGTTTCTTGTAGTTCCTCACTTTCAACACCAAATAAGGCTTGTGCTGCCGTCATCGCTTGAAAGCCAGCAACACCAATACCAACAGCAGAACTAATACCTCTTGTTAATCTTTCAGTAAAATTACCTGCTAATTGTCTTACAACACCATCCGTATCTTCTATTTGGTCTTTTAATTCACTCGCTCTAATTGATAATTCTTTGAACCTTGCTGATCCAGGTTCAAGTGTTGCTAATTCATCAGTTAGTTTTCGTAATTCAGTTTTTAATGATTGAGTTGAACCTACCGCTTCATCTGTTGCAACACCCAACTTACCCATTTCAATTTCTAAACCTGCCAAACTTTTTCTCATATTGTCGGCTTGTTTGGAGTTTTCACCATAGGTCTTTATCAACCTATCTAATTCTTGTCTTGTGGCTTGTAAATCATCTTGTAATTTACCTACATTATTAGTTGCGTTTTTAGAATCAATATTAATCTTTATTGTAGCCTCTTGCATATTCTTTATTTATTTGACTTTTTAATTCCACCTCGTTCTCCTACTTTGGCAAATTCACCAATAGCTAATCCTTGAAGTATTGCTGATTTTTTAGCTGTTTTTTTAGCTGTTTCATTCTTGGGGTCATAGGTATAACATTTACCTTCATCACCCCATTTAAAACCTGGTTTTTTATTATCTTCACAATTCTTTACTGGCATATTCTTAACTAAAAAATGTGTATGAGGTTTGACCTCCACCACCACCGCCTGTTGGATAGACATTAGTAATGTTTGATGTATTTGTTAAAGTCCCGTTAATTGCGACAATTTCCTCACCACCTGATGCATCAACATCGGTAAAATCATATTTAGATATTTGTGTTGTAATTTTAGACCCTAAAACTATTGGAACTTGAACTCCCGATTGTGATGACCTAATAACAGGATTTGATGGAATACCACCACCAGTTAATTCCATATTTCCTATGTAATGAGTATAGTTGGGGTCAAATGATAAGTTTAATGCGGAGTAAGTAAAAGAACCTGATGGAGGTGGATTAGTTTGAGATGAAGTTGTCCTTGTTGCCGGACCCAGACTTAATGTTGTAGCACTAACTGAATTACCTGTGAATGTATAAATAGGAACAGCATTATCTGTTGTATATGACCTACTTTCATTATATACACCTATCATATTTGGCATAAACACAGATGTTAAATTGATTGTAAAGTTTGGATAATTAGAGGTGCTATTTACTGCTTTATTATGTAATAATAAATTAACTGGTTGAGAACAATTAAGAGTTATTGAGTCAGTATTTGTATTTTGTTTTAATGGTATTATATTAAATAATGTTGGAGTTGCTCCTGTTGTATAATTTAATGTTGAGCCATTAAATAATTGTAAAGATGACCCAAATGTATTGTAATCTCCAGTAATTGTTATTGTGCTTCTAACTTGTGCGCTAATTATTCCACTTCCATCTAAAACAAAGTTTGTAGTTCCTCCATATACTGTGTTGTTGATTGTTGATAGAGTTTTAAAATCCCCACCAATATACATAGTATTTCCGTTAAAGATGGGGCTATTACTATATTGGAAATTAACAACATACATATCTGTTGATAAAGTTCTGGTTACTGAACCAGTAGTTCTTAAATTGGGTATTCTATTAGTTGTATTTTGAACCCAAGTAGAAGCAACAGAGTTCAATTGTAATGTCCCCGTTCCTCCAAAATTCATACTGGCACCAAATGTATTAGTAGATGCTGCGAAACTTAAACTAAAGGTAATTCCTGCGTTTATTGTTAAAGTTTGTGTATAATTTGTAAAATCTACAAACCGAACTGTTGCACTCACATTTACTGTAAGTTGTCCTGATGTGGCATCACCTAAAACACTATCACTTGTCGTTGGAATTACACCACCTACCCAAGTTGCCGTATTATTCCAATCTCCACCTGCCGCACTAATTGTTCTAATTGCCATATTATTCTTCTATATTTTCAGGTTTAATATTTTCTGTATAAAGATTGGAATGTAAGTAATCCCCATATTCTTTAAAATCCCTTTCAAGTTCTAACCTTCGTAGAGCCACAATTGTATTGGGGTCATTTTCAATTTCGGTTTTAATCTCAAAAGGTAGATGGTCTATGTAAAATCTAACATACTTAAACTTCTCGTCTATAATGTGTTCTGTAATCATATCTATAATTTAATAACTTTTATTTGTAATGTAATTCTTTCTACTGTTGAAGCACTATCAACATTAAATACCAAGACATCACCGAATACCAAATTGGTAGTCCAAGTTGTAAGGTTTAAATCTGTATTGATTTGTTGTGATGAAAGGGTTGGTTTTTCAGTTCCTGCGATACTATCACTTGCCGATGTTGGAATTGTTAAAGGGGATGAACCTTTCCACACATCAACGACAATACTACCCGATTGGTCGGCAACCACTCCCCAACAATCAATAACACAATCATAAGGGACTAATAAACTTCCTGCAATTCCTGTGGTAATGGCTGACCCTGCACCATCTATTGTAATTCCAAAACAACCCACATTAGCCGTAAATCCTGTAATACTAACATCATTACCATCGTTTCTTTCTAATGTTAGAGTTCCACCTGATGTTGAAAATGTCCCACCAGTAACATAATAGTCAGTTGATGCTGATATTGTGTAAGGGACAACACGATTGTTTGCGTCAATCCCCAATAAATCTGTGGCAGTTCCAGGGAGTAATCCGTTGATTGTTAAATACCCTGCTGAAACAAAAGATAAATCTATTGTAAAACCAGTATTATCTAATGTTGTTTGTGTAAAATTTCCTAAACTATCAAATGAATAATTATCAATTCTATCAGGTCTATATGTTGTATTTGTATTTGTTGTGTTGGTTAGATTAAAAGATGATATTTCAATATTGGCATCACTTGGGGCATCAGCGTTCATTTTGATTTCATCGTAGAAATTAAACCCTCCTAATGAATAGGTTGAATTTAATGATAAATACCCGTTGTCTTGAAGGTCAATTATATTTTCCCCATTTTGAGAATTAATTGTATCACCTGATGTAATAATAATATCACTACCATTTGTTTCATTTCCTATAACTAATACTTGGGATAAGTTTTGACTTCCACCTCCACCAGTTGTGGTTATGGTATTCCCACTTGCGTCAAGTCCCAATATAGTAGTTGTCGTTCCACTATTTAATCCTAAATACTGAATTGTTGAACCACTTGATACTACGATCGGGAACGCCCCTGTAATGTTGTCTTGACTTAATACTGTTAGTAAGTCGGGTATTGTTGTCCCTGTTGAACCTGATAATGATATTGGAAGTATTCCACTATCGGTTCTAACCCATAATAAGTCATCTGCGGTATTCACATACATCTCTCCAACAAATAAGTCGGTTGCGTTAAACTCATTTAATGTGGTTGCTGTTATTGGGGGGATTGTTGGAACTTCACCTGAAATTCCAGTCCTCTTTAATAATAATCTACTATATTCTGTTTTATCACTCATCTTAAAATTAAATATCTATAATTTTTATTTGTTTTTACTCTATCGGTGGCTCACTACCATCTATAATTGGACGAAGTTTAGAATCACCACCAAAAGGTCTAACACTTTCATTCCCTGCATCAACAACATCAATCAAATTAGTTTTGGAAACATCCATTACTTCTTCATATCCACCTTCAATTATGTAAGGGTTCAAATATCTAATACCATCTGTGGTTATTAAAATATCCCCCACAACAATAGAATTTGATGGAACATAAGTAATACCATCACCAACCACTATTGAGTTCGTTGTATCACTTGGTAATGAGTTGTTTTCCCCTACTATAATACCATTATTCACACCAAAATCAACAAAGTTATTTGACCCTGCGATTATTACGGTATTTGAATTATTAACATTTTGATTTTTTAATAATTGTTGTGGTCGTTCATTATAAATTGAGCCTGATTTTACTTGGGTCTTTGGAATAACTTTACCTGTTGTTGTGTTTGAGCCGGGACTTGTTGATCCGCCCGTCGCAGGTATTGGGGTTCCTGGTGTTATATTTGCCAAACATTTTCCATTAGACCAAATACCCCCAACATTATCACAACATGCTTCCGTTAAAGGTTGATTGGATAATGAAACATAGATATAGCCACCTCCCTTTTGTGGTTTTGCCACAATATCATCAGGACAATCTACCTCACTTTCACTAACTTCTTTATTGTCGTTAAAGAATATATCCAAATAGTTCAACTTATACAAAATTACTTTTGTTAGTTTGTCTATGGCATTTGGGTTGTAATCAACAATTCTATTCACCCTCCAATAAGAATTATCAATTAAAATTGTATCTCTAAAATCAAAGTCATTTATATCACTTGGAGTTAAATGAAAATATCCTTCTAATAGTTTAGAATTAACATCTGTGAGGTCATTTAAGGTTGAAAGGTAGAACTCGTTAATCAGGGTGTTATTAGGACAACACAGAGGAGTATTGTAATATAGAATACCGCTGTTTTGAAACTCTAATGTATGGTTGGGATTATATGGGTCATCATACATACCACAATACATATAAGTAGTCATATTTGTATTTGGTTGTCCTGGTGCGTTTCTTAAAAAATATGGTCTTGGTGAATTAGATAATTTTTTAGAGAACAATATACGAGGATTTACTTTGATCGGGGATAATTGTTGGTTGGTGTCTATATCACAAAAGAAAGGTGCCACCAAATTAGAATTACCAATAAAATTATCTGTATTCAAAGTTGGTGATAATGATAATTCAAGTTTCTTTTCTTCTGTTGAAAAGTCATTTAGAAAATCAATCTCATATTGCCCATAAACTTTACCCGTTAATTCGTTGTATTGTGTGTTGTAATAATCTTTATCCCCCTTATATGTGAAATAGTATGACTTAACATCTAATTCACTCATAGGGGTCTGTATTATATCACTATTGTAATCCAATTTATAAGTCCAGTCCTTAACTCTTGGTTTAGATTCAAAGAATTCGTCTCTCGGTTCAATAATTAAATTGTTTGGTGTATTCGGGTCATCATAAACCATAAGGTTAAACATCTTAACCACATCTAAAAATAAGTCCTTCATTTTCATAGAAGGCAACATTTCTGTAATTGGAAGTGGGGTATTGACCGAATAGTTAATTGTAGTTGATGGTTTGATTTCTAAATAGTTTGCTTGTGGATTACAACAATTCACTACCGCCTGAAATAAGACATTATCACTAACAGATTGCCAAGAAACATTCGTTGGGTATTTAAATGCCAAATAAACTCTAACTTGTTCCCCTGCGTTTAACCATACATTCACGGCATTTAAGTCCATAGACCTTGTCTGTGGGTCTAAATAAGGTGAGGATAATAATGCTGTTGAAGATGGGGTAAATGGTTGTGTTCCCGTCTGTGCAATAATTGAAAATTGACCCGTAGTAGAAACTTTATAGATTCTACAAATATATTGTAATTGTCCCGACAACCACCTAAATTGACTACCGAACTTATGAACGAAAAATGGGTTAAATGCCAAGTTCAAGTCAATAGAGTAAAACCCTGAAACTTGATTTTGGTAAGAACAAATATTTTGTAGAAATGAGTTTGTGCTCCATTGGTTGTCGTTGTCTTGAAATACAATATTTCCTTGTGAGCCAGTTTCTCTATTAAAGTTCATCCACCATTTTCCGTTAGATGTATTAGACCACCAACTATTACTCTTTTGCATAGCGGGGGATATTGGAATAACACCTGGTAATCCACCTAATGTTAGAGCTGCTGATGAAAAATAACCTGAATTGGGTTGAGGAAATATACCTGTTGCGGGATATGAATAAGGCTGTGTTGAGTTAATCCCCACTCTAACAATTCTATTTTCAACTTGTGTTGAAGTATATTGTGGTGATTCAAGTGGCATGATTAACGACTTGAAATATGGGGAGTTAAAAAAGTTTGATGAATATGTAAAACCTGCGAATTGGAATAACTTATCCATTAAGGTCTTAACATATATTGCGGGGTTCAAGTCAATTGCGTTTATACCAACACCAAGATTTGATAATTGGACTTGTGATTGTCCGTTAATAATCATAGGGTATGTATATCCTTCCCCCACTTGTGCTGATGTTTGAACCCCATTTACAAATATTACATTATCATATGAATCTATAATGTTTTGAACATTTCTAATGTGGTCGTATTCACTTAAATCTAATTGGTTTAAGTAATAATCACTTAACGCAATCATTATGTTTTTAAACACACCAGTAATTACCACCTCAAAATCAACTTGTTTTTGATTGGTGATAATGTTTAACAACTGAATATTACCCTTAAAAATGGATTCATCGTTGATTTTAACCTCAACAGGTAATGATTTTTTGGGATTATAACTTGTGTTGGATATATCTATATTTATATCCTGTATTTGTTTGAAATAATCTTGGTTGGTCTTGGTTCCTGGTAGAAGTATTGTTTTAGAGAACGATGACTTTTTTGATGTAATATCCTCAATATCCCCAATTTGATATGTGAATGAAAAATCTAAATCATCATAACTATCTAACAATACATCATTAGAAACAATTTGAAATTGATTGATTGATGCCATATATTAAAATCTAAACTCATTAGTTGAAACAGAAACATTAAATGTATAAGAATATATTTGTTCTTGTTTGTCTTTATATAATTCTATTTTATTGTCTAATAATTGTGCCCCATATAAACGATTATCGGGACTTTGAAGATAAACACTTGTTGATTGGATCAGGTCTTCCATTAGTGGAACCTCAAATTGTTTTAACCACCCTGAATTAAGGGTATATGTTTTTCTACTCCTTGAATAAAATGTTCTTTCACCCCTTCCATAATCATCATAACCAAATGTATCATATTCCCAAGTTCCGTCTTGTTGGTAGTATGACTTTCTATCTGCTTCAATAAACTCCCTTGAATAATAAATGAAGGGGTATGAAGCAAATGAACCATATTGGTCTTTCCACATTAAGTGCCATATTTCATACATAGAACAATCATCATTCAACTTAAAACATCTGTCTTGTGTTCTTTGACTTGGTGTTCCAAATGGTGCGTCATAACCATACATAACATAAGTATTCACATTACCAGAATAAGATGAAAAGGTATTAGTAATATCCACATAAGAACTATTAGATATTTGATTTAATCCAAATGGGGCATAGAAGTCAGTTTGACTTGT